TGATTTAGAGTGCTGGGCAACAGATGTCATTTGCCCAATCCAATCATCAGCTAATTGTTTTGTACTCTTTGAATTTGTTTTTGGTTTGGCAATTGGTTGAAGTATTTCTTTTTTTTGTGGTTTTAAAAACTGTTCCATTTCTTCAGCAGTTGCTAACTCATCACCAAAGAAACCTAATATTGATAGACCTCTACCAATAGAAACTGTTTGTTGTTTTTCAAACTCTTTATCTTTATTTTGCATCTGCTTTGATTCACCAACACTTACTAACTTGTCATCTATATAAATGTTTGCTTTAAATTTATGTGAACCATTAGATAGTTCTGTACTTTCTGTTTGTATTGAAATTCTTTCACCGAAAAAATCTCTAACAAATTTAAGTCTATATGGAACTGTAAGATACTTTCCTTTTGCTCCTAAGTTTGCATAGTCTTTATCATCTATACTATCTCTAAATTTTTTTATTGCTTCTGCTAAGCCATTTTTCATAATACTCCAACCTCTCTCATTGTTTTTAAAGGACTGTTTAAATCCTCTTGTAGTTTTTTTATTTCTTTATGTAAGTTGCCATTTATTTGTTTGTGATCTTGTTCTACTTCTTCAATTCGTTTAATTTCTTTATTTAATCTATCAATCTCATCTTCTTGTTTTAAAATTAATGAATTTTTATCTACTAATTTTTTAATTAAATTTTTTTTGTCTAAGCTTTCATAATGTTCTATCAATTGCTTAAAGTTCATAGTAACTCCTAAATCTTTTAACAATATCTGGATCAATACCTTTCCACCAAAACCCATCTTTTCTAATTTCACTAAAGTCAGGTTTGCAAAGTAAAGCTAAAGTTTTAATATCTCCATTGGCTAGTTCTAATTTCTTTTCCCAACACTTTTGATATAGAACTAACTCCTCATAATAATAATCTAAATTCTCAGGTCTAAGCTCCACACAGTTTTCAGGTGTAAATAAAATTCTATCGCTATCACTAGCATAAGTTAGAAATGGCTTATGTTTTGGCAGCAATTTTGAATATAGAGCTATTTGTAAGCAATCAGAATGGTATGGAACTTTTGGACATTTCTTTTTTGAATAACTAAAGCCAGATTTAGTTTTAGTTAATGTACCAAATACATTTTTAATATCGCCAAAATTCGTACTGCCAACTAAATCTACATAAGCTAAGAAATATGTGCTTATACCTTTTGCCCAATGAGTGTACTCTAGTTCAGCTTTCCAATCTTGTTTAGGTATTTCATCAATATTATCTAAATGGTTTTGAACTAAAGGCTCTAAATTTTCTATAATATAATTAAATTTAATTTTATCTTTTTCATCTACAGCTTCATAATTAGTTATTTTATTTTGTATTAATTTAACTGCATCTTTGAATGTTTTATTTTTACATTTAATAGATTGAATAACTTCATGTGCAATAGTTCCACCAGTAAATGAACAATTAGATGGTAGGTTAGCTTTTTCTTTTGGGGTAAGGACTATGTAATCTCTAAATCTGATGTCGTCAGGTTTGGTGTTTTGACTCTTACTGGTATGTGCCAAGCCAAATTTCTTATAGCAATCTCCTAAAATTTTAGGTTGATTCGTCATATAAGCAATATATAACGATATTATAATTTAATGCAACAATATTATAGTTTATCTATAACACTATTAAGACCATTGAAAATCAGTTGGATAATTAGATGAATCAATTTTTGATGCACTTTCAATGTGAACATTCTTAGCTATTTCATTATTAATTTTACCATCAATAAGTGATTTATCGTAAATATCGTAATTTCCATTACTCAATGGATGTAAAAAACCAATATAATATTTTTTACTTTTTGCCTCTCTAGCAATTGATAAACCCAATAAAGCATCAGTACTGACATGTTTTAAAGCTGGAAAATATAGTACCAAGTTTGTTCTAGGGGGTGAAAGCATTAATACAAATGAATGATTTTCTTTCCATTGAGGAACCATCAAAGATGAGTGATCGCTTTTTTTAAATAATCTAATTTGCCCATTTGGTAATACAACTCCCAATCCTTTAATTCTTGCACTTTTAGTTACAAAGTAAGTTGAATATAACTTTGGTGCATTATCTTTACCCATAGCATTAAAATATTTAACTAATAATTCAGATAGCTCTAAAAGACCAAAATTACCAGGATCTGTTGCTTTTTTATTGATTAACCTAGACCATTTCACTTTCCAATTGTTAAACGATTTTGGGTTTTTTCCTAAAGTATCTCTTAATAATTTATCTCTTGAAACCTTATGTAACCTTAACTGTTCTTCTAATTTAGTTTTTTCAAACATAATATTATCAACACTAATTAACATACCATTCTCCTTTATTTTTGTCTATTATCATAGTGTTATACTATAGTTATAACAAATATAAATTGCAACACTATTTTAAATAATTTATAACATTGTGGTTTTATGATTCTAAAAGAGATAAAATATAGAAATTTTAAAGCTAGAGTAGTTAAATTAACAAGGAAACAAGCCAAAAATGGTGGCATGTATGGTTGCTATTTTCCAGACACTCAAACCATAGCCATACAAGAAAAGCTACCCAAGATTACTTTGCTAGACACCATGCTCCATGAGATCGGTCATTTTATTGCCGACAAGTCAAAGATTCGTTTAGCTAATTTAGGTGAGGAGGGAATCACTACTTTTGTTGGTTCAGAATTTGCAAAAGTATTTATGCAAAATCCTAAATTAATAACTTTCATAAAAAGGTGTACTGCCAAGTGAAAGTTTTTTTTTTAGTTTTGCTTATAGTTAAAAGTCCTACTGGATATTATTATTTAAAAGTACCATTCGGTTATTCCTTAATTCCAATTACTTGTGAAGAAGCTTTTAATAAAAATGTAAATGTAATTAAAAATCCTAATTATGAAACAGGTAATGGACAGAACTGGGTAATTTTAAAATATAAAGATTTAGTAGTTGGTGGACACTTCTGCATTGATGAGCATGGCAATTATTACAATGGCTATGAAGAAAAATTAAATTGGGAGTTAGGACATTGAATAAATTAAGAATACTAAGTTTAGGTGCTGGAGTTCAAAGTTCTACTTTAGCTATGTTAATTGAACAAGGTAAAGTACCTATGGTTGACGCAGCAATATTTGCAGATGTTGGTGCAGAGCCTGACAATATTATTGAATGGCTACAATGGTTAAAATCTAAAGTATCTTATCCAATTTATATAGTTCAAGACAGAAATTTAAAACAAGATTTAATAGATTTTTCATTAGGCAAATATCATAAAATTAAAATACCATTTTTTACATTAAGTAATAATGGCAAAAAAGGTATGAACAGACGACAATGTACTGCCGACTATAAAATTACCCCAATTAATAAAAAAATTAGAAGTTTATTAGGATTAAAAAAAGGCGAAAGAAGAAAAGATGGAACAGTAGTAGAATTATTAATGGGTATTTCATTAGATGAAGTACAAAGAATGAAAGTTAATCAACTTAATTATATTAAAAATCAATATCCTTTAATTGATCTGCGATGGAATAGACAAAAATGTATTGATTGGTTTAAAGAAAATTATGAAGTTACACCACCTAGATCAGCTTGTACTTTTTGTCCATTTCACAACAACAAAGAATGGTTAAGAGTAAAACAAAATAAAAAAGAATGGGATGAAGTAGTTAAACTAGAAAAATCTTTAACTAACAATGAGCAATTAAAAAAAATTGGTTATGACGACAAAATTTATTTTACTAATAAAGGTATTCCAATTGATGAAGTAGATTTTGAAGAAAAAACAGATCAATTAGATTTATTTACCAATGAATGTGAGGGTTATTGTGGAATCTAGTGTTGAATTAGATTTATACGATTTGTTTGCAGCATCTCAAACTGGTCTAACTAGAGTATTTGAATCATTAAGATTAAAACAAGATTGGGGGCATAACTATAAAGGTAGTGTTAATGACCAAATTGCAAAATCTATTAGTGGAGCTTGTGCAGAATTAGCAGTTTGTAGATATTTAGAAACTGAGTTTAACTTTCATGTTAATCATGGTGCTAAAGCCGATATTATTTGGCATGATGTTCATTTACAAGTTAGATCACAACTACCTAAAAGAATTAATAGTTTAATTATTAGAAAAGGTAGTAAAGCTGGTGAAATATATATTTTAGTAGTTGATAAAAGTCCTAAATTTGAAATTTATGGTTTTGTTAATAGCAGCTATGTATTAGGCACAGATAAATTTCTTACCGACTTCGGCATTACTGACAGACCTAAAGTTCATTCAGTACCAACAGATAAACTTACACCAATTAAATTTTTAAAAGATGGAGCTTGGAATTGACAGATAAAATAAATTTTAAATTACTTAAACCTTTTGGCTCAACACTTGCTAAAGCCGAACTTCCTTTGCAATTAATTTCTGATTTTTTAAAAGATTTAAAAGAAATTAGGGAAGATAAAGAAAAAGCTAAAACACATTATTTTGGTAATAATTTAGTTGGAGCAGTTACTGGAGAATATTTAATAACTCCAGAGCTGATGCTTAAATGGAAACAAAAATTCTTTAATCCTATTATTCAGCAGTACAGTTTGCATCATTACCCACATAAAAAAGTTAAAAATATTAAAATATTATCTGCTTGGTTTGTCGTCTCTGTTTCTGGAGATCAGAACCCACAGCATACTCATACAAATTTTGGTAGAGATGAAGATAAACAACCTCATTTGAGCTGTGTTGGTTTCTTGGAAATACCTAAAATTATGGAAGAAAATAATAGTAATGAAAAAAACCATCATAAAATAAATGGTAAAACACAATTTAGTGAGGGTTCAGAAAGCATATTTAATAATTCTATATTTACTATAAATCCAGAGGTTAGGGATTGGTATTTGTTCCCAGCTAACTTATTGCACTCAGTATTTCCATTTTATTCTGAAAATCCTAAAGACGAAAGAATTTCATTTTCTTTTAATACTAAAGTTGAATTTGAAGATGGAAAAGTAAATTGAATGAGGAATTAGATATGTATGGTGATCCTAAAAAAGATTGTTGTGTAAAAAATTGTACTACCAAAGCTGATTTAAAGGAACAGTCTAAATATTACTGTTGTGAGCATTACGCACAATTTATTTTAAAAATGTCATTAGAGGAAATTACAATTAAAAATAATGAGGAGTCAGGCAATAGTGCAGCTACCAAATAAAAAATATAATATTATTTATGCAGATCCAGCTTGGCATTATCAAACTTGGGGTGAGGGTGGAAAAAGAAATGTTACTTCTAAATATAAAACTATGAACCCACAAGAAATTTGGGATTTGCCTATAAATGATATTGCAGATGAAAATTGTATATTATTTATATGGGTAACTTATCCTAAATTAATTGAGGGAATAGAAACTATATCAAAATGGGGATTCACTTACAAAACTTGTGGATTTAGCTGGATTAAGAAAAACAAAAAATCTGACAGTTTATTTTGGGGTTTAGGATATTGGACAAGAGCTAATAATGAAATTTGCTTACTTGCAACAAAAGGTAAGCCAAAAAGAGTTTCAAAAGGAGTCCACCAAGTAGTACTTGATAAAATTAGAGAACATAGTCGAAAACCTGATTGTGTAAGGGATAGAATCGTACAGCTTTGTGGTGATTTACCAAGAATTGAGCTTTTTGCCAGACAGAAAGTTGATGGATGGGATTGTGTTGGTAATGAAGTATGAAATATTTTGAAAAATTTGATAAGGACATAATAAATAGCCAAAATCTTAATTCCCATGAGAAGCTAATCTATGTTATTTGCAAATCCTTTGAGTTTGCCCCAAATGGTTGCCGAATATCTCACAAATACTTATTGAGAAGAACTGGTATTAAAACCATTAGAACTTTAACTAAATGCTTAGACAGATTAACCTTGTTTGGCTTACTTGCTAGGAAACAAATAAACAATGGCACAAATCACTATGTATTTGAGAAGAATCAAATGCAGGAGTATATCCAACACAATCTAAATAAGCGAAGAAAAATTACATTAGCTAAAATCAAACAACAACAAAGTTATATACAAAATAATCAACAGAATGTTCACATACTTAAAAAAGGTAAATAATTGGGTGTATCAAAAACTCTATTTGGGAGTATCAAAAACAATACTTAATATAGAACTATATACTAAGATCTATAAGGTTCTTAATGACTAGATATGTTGATCCTAAGATAATTCAAAGAGAATTAAAGAAATTAGTTAAAAATACAAATTTCTACTACTCAAAAGCTAAAGAAAGTAGAATTAAAGATAGAAAACAACATGATTTAACCAAAAAGACAAAACAACTAAAGAAATCCTTATCAAAAGATAGATTTAACCAATATTTAGACACAATTTATAAACCTAATGATAACAGCTAGATTAACAACAGAAGAATTAGATAGATTTTTAGGAATAGCATCATTTGTAGATGATAAATTACCAAAACCTAAAAAACCATTATGTGTAACTAATTTTCAGCTATTAGATGTATCACCTGATAAAGATACTTACAAAGATTCGGCAGCATCTCCTGCTAGACCAAGAATAGTTCCAACATCAAGACAATTATCAATTTATGATTTTATAACAATGCTGATGATGGATGTGAAATCAGAACAGAGAGAATTAATTTATCTTAGGCACTTTCCCTACCGAAGTTATCGGCAGCTCAAGAGATTTTACATCGGAGATAGCCATGAGAAGATTAGATATATGTACTACAGAGCTTTGGTTGAAGCTTGTGAGATAGCAAACAAGAATTTAAAAAAATATTTGTAAAATATTTGACAAGTTATCAAAAATATTAGAATAAAAAATTATACTGAATTTAAGTGTTTTTTTATAAAATCTTTTTTTTAGTTTGAATCATATGATGGGGTAGCTTCCTTTCTTTCTTTCTCTCTCTCAAATAGCTACCCCTCTATGATTAATTATCTTTGTTCAATTGGCTTAAAGTCATGTAATTTAAGCTTATTTAACTTCTTCCTATTCTTTAAAGCATCGTTAAATTTATCTTTATTCCGATAGTATTTAACAATAGGAACTTCAAACATATTAATAGGAGTCATTAATATTTTATTTTTTTTAAACATATTTCTCTCCTTGATTCGTTAGAATCAGTTTATAATAGTATTAAATACTATCGCTAACAATATTACAACCACAAATATACAAGGAAAATGGCTAATAAAACAAAATATTCAAAGACAGTTATCTCAGAAATACTATCTGAACTAGCTCAAGGTAAATCTATCAGATCATGTCTTTCACCAATTAATAAGTTACCAGAAAGACCATGTTGGGAAACATTTAGAACCTGGATGAGAGATACCAGTAAATATCCTAATTTAAGAGCTGAGTATGAGAATGCTAAAACAGATGGTATTGAGTATTTATTGTCTGATGCACAGGATCTATTAAATGAAAGTATTGCTAACAGTAAGTTAGTAGATAAAACAGATTTAGGTAAAACACACTTAATTAAAGCATTTGTTGATTTAAGTAAGTGGAAAAGTGAACGAATTGCTCCCAAATATTATGCAAAAAGGGATGCAACTACACTTAATTTTGATAAAAATACACCTCTTGTTGTTAAGTGGGATAAATAAAAGTGTTGAAATAACAGAGTATTTCGTAATATTTTGTGAGTCCCAGATAAATCTAGCACAGAGAGTCTTATAGGCAAGATTAAGGCAAAATTCTTTAGAATTATTCTAAAGTACAAAGATTTATTGGTCTAAGCTATACCAATTCTATACCGGTAATTAAAAAGTATTAATACTCAAGGTAAAATAGCTAAAGCAACTGATTATGTATCAGTTTTCAGATAAAACCTCAGGATTTGGGGGGTTTTGAACGAACCGATACCCCAAAGCCATATCTGGACATAAAAATAAATTTAGGGGTAGTACACACAGTTAAACAAGGAATTTTATGTACGATTTTTTAGATGGCGAAAAAGGTTATTCAGCTATCATATATGTAATGGAGTCTAGCAATAGTGTCGTAGTACACTTTGGCGGATTTAACGATATTTCAGAATGCAAAAAGTTTTCACATCACCTTATGGATGATTTAGGCATTGAAAGCTTACTTGTTCCTAGAGGTGTAACAGTACACTAATTAGGGGGTTTTGTTTGCCTAACCAAGAGTTAATCTTGGGCGACTGCCTAGATGTATTACCAAAAATTTCAGATAAAAGTGTGGATATAGTTTTAACCGATCCACCTTATGGAACGACAGCTTGTAAGTGGGATAGTGTAATTCCATTTGAGCCAATGTGGAATGAGTTAAAAAGAATTATAAAAGATAATGGTTGTATAGCTTTATTTTCAAAACAACCTTTTACTTCTAATTTAATAAGTAGCAATTTTTCTGAATATAAATATTCTTTAGTATGGAAAAAAGACAATCATGATAATCCTACACAAGCTAAAAGAAGATTTTTAAATATAACAGAGGATGTAAATATATTTTATAAAAATCAATGTGTATATAATCCACAAGGAATTATAAAATATAATAAAAAAACTAAACAAGGTAGAGGAAGAAGTTTAAGTCAAATACAAAACAGGCGATCAGAGTATTTACAAGAATATACAAATTACCCTAAAAATATTTTAGAATTTAAAAGAGATAAAGGTTATCACCCAACACAAAAGCCAGTGGCTTTATTAAAATACTTAATAAAAACATATACTAACGAAAATGATACTGTTTTAGATTTTACAATGGGATCAGGTTCAACAGGAGTTGCTTGTAAAAACTTAAACAGAAAATTTATTGGAATTGAAAAAGATAAAAAATATTTTGATATAGCAAAAAATAGAATTAATGGGGTTTTAATTTAAATGGCAAATATTATAATTCCATACAAGCCAAGACAATTACAGAATTTTTTGCACAAGCAAATTGATAAGCACCGATTTAATGTTTTAGTATTACATCGTAGAGCTGGTAAGACAGTAATGACCATAAATCATATTCTCAGAGCTGCCCTTACCAATCCCTTGCCTAACCCTAGATATGCCTTTTTAAGCCCCACATTTAAACAAGGAAAGGCAACAGCTTGGGATTACATAAAACAGTATGCAGGAAAGATACCTGGCACTAAGTTTAACGAAAGTGAACTAAGGTGCGATTTACCAAATGGTGCAAGGATAACTATTTTAGGTGCTGAAAACGATCAAGCACTTAGAGGAATTTATTTAGATGGTTGTGTGTTTGATGAAACTCAAAACATAAGACCAACATTGTTTCCAGAGGTAATAAGACCAGCTTTAGCTGACAGAAAAAATGCTTGGTGTGTATTTATTGGTACACCAAAGGGCAGAAATTATTTTTACGAATTATACCAACAGGCAAAAGAAACTAAAGATTGGTATGCTTGTGTATTTAAGGCAAGTGAAACTAAAATTTTAGACCAAGACGAATTAGATGCAGCGAAAGCTGTCATGTCTAAGGATTTATACGACCAAGAATTTGAGTGTAGCTTTCAAGCTGCAATTACAGGTTCTTATTATGGCCAAATAATAGAAGGCTTGGCAAAAGAAGGTAAAATAACCGAAGTGCCTTACGATGATAACCTAGATGTAGAAACATGGTGGGATTTAGGCATGAATGACCAAACATCTATTTGGTTTGTGCAAAGGTATAAAGGTGAAATTAGATTAATAGATTACTATGAGAATAGTGGCTATGGTTTAGACCATTACGCAGGTGTTA